CGGCTTGAGTGAAGCGGGTCAGTGTGATGACATTGCCGACACGAACGGCAACGAATTTGCGACCAATCGGGCCGACCGTTGACACCACATTGAGGACATTAATCCCGACACCAAAGTATTCGGCACCGGGGTTGAAATAGTTAGCAGCCTCAACTGTCGCGATAGCATCGTCCGTGGTGTAGTGCAGCTCGTTGGGTTGGCCACCCTGGCCGGTCAATGAACTGCTGGGGATTGACCCCTTACTCATGAGATTGACAACGTTATAAGGCATATTGCCCTCCTATTGTTAGGTCGAAAAGAAAAGTGAGGCTGACACAAGCCAGCCTCAAATCATTAAGTTTGAGGATAAGTTGGGAAGGTGTTGTCGGTATGGGTGAACCGCACGATGCCACGGTTCATCAAGATCGCCGATCCCATGCGGAAACGGTTATTGACGAACCAATTGCTTTGCTTGTTTTCCCACGAAATATCAGAGCGCACATCGTGGCCAACAGCGGCGGCGATAGCGCGGCTGTGATAGACAAACCCTTGGGCAGCACCCGTGCCAACACCGGGAACACCGGGATGCGGCATCCAGTAAATGCCATTCCAGAAGGTCCATTCGGTGAGGGACATGAATGGCAAATCGGCATCGCCAACATAGTCCTTGTTGGAGAATTGCTTGCTGGCCTTCATCCAATTGTAAGCACCAGGGGAAATGACGCCATACAATTGCTTGTCAAATGGCACATCGTTGTTTTGGAGCAGCACGATGGCTTGAGATGCGATGGATGTAGACATCGGGCCACCAGCGGCAACAACTTGTGTCGCCGTTGCCAATTGCGTCATGATGATTTCATCGGCTTTGCGCCCTAAAGCAGCTGCACCGGCATAGACCGCTTCATCGCGGTCATCATGGGCCATTTGCTCCAAGTCTTCTTCTTCGATCAAATCACCAGCGTAGTTTGTCTCCAAATTGACGGTGACTTGCCGCCTGTCGGCATTCATCATCGGGACGTCGCCGCCGCGCGTTTTCTTCGCAGCGGTGCCCATGCCAGCGACGTGGAACCTCGCGTTGGAGGCTTTAACATTGCGCTTGGTGCGAATGGTGGAAAGTAGTTTGGTGCTAGAACGCTGAAACTCGCGCTCAATGCCGCTTTCAAATTCGGTGACAAAGGTCACCGGGGCTTGCATGGTCATAGGATGCTCCTGTGGATTGGGTTGTCGTCCACAGGGAGAAAGGGCCAGCATCTGATCGGGTCAGGCCTTGGCGTTGCCACCAAGGCCTAAGGGCCGATGTTTGCCGGGTCGCTCCCGCGTACAGGAGCCGACCTTTAGGGCTGGCCAACAAATCGGACTCGCCAGCCCAACGAAAGCACGCTGGTTTAGCGTTTTGGTAAACCGCCTCGGGCTTCCAAATCCTTCAGCATCTGGCTGGTTTGATCGCGGAAAGCTTGATCATATTTCGACGATCGGGTCGAATAACGCGGATCATTCATGCGCGCCTGGAGGTCTTCATAGGTGACACCACCAGCTGCTTGGCCCGCATCCACATTCAGCGCAGAAGGTCCACCCCCACGCAATGCCGCAACCAGCTTTAGGCCAGCCGCCGTGGAGGTGATCATATCCAGTTCAGCCATTTCAGCATCACCGACCACACCGCGTGTTTTCAGCGTCTCGACTTGCGCCTTGATCGCCCCTCGCGCCTTCTCAAAGGCATCCTCGCCGCCAAAGGCTGTCATTTCTGCCTTCAGATCCAATGGCGCATCGATCATGCCTGCTTTGGTGGCCTCGCCCAAAAAATCTGTCACAAAGCCAAATTGGGCTGGCGACATTTTGTGCTTTAGCGCCAGATCACGCGCCATTTTGATCGCAGGATCATCAGATGTGATTGCCTTAACATGATCAGGGGCATCATCTGCGAAGGTCAAAGCGTACCCTTCAACACTTTCAGGCGCACCGCCACGCGTACTCAGCTCGGTGCGCGCGCCAGAATAGGCCTTAAACAGCTTGTCCAGCGTTTCGGTATCGCTTGCACCAACCAAATGGTCAGGGAGGCCTTCAGGGCGATAGATGCTTGGGGAGTCATTAGGCTTTTCTTCAACATTGCCAGTATCATCATTTTGATCATCAATATCAGCCATGGGTCACTTCCTTTGGGTTAGTCACTAGGGTTTTGGGTATCGTCTTGGTTAAGCTCGCGCGCGCGGGCAAACAGTCGCAAGAATGTCTGGCCAATGTCGCGCTGGCCTTCGCGGTAAGCGGCATAAACCGCGACTTGATCTATCGGCATGCCCAACAACGGCATATCGAACCGGCGCAAAGTCAGGGTCAAAAAATGTTCGATCAGCTCACGACCATGCTCAGTGGCATAAACCGCTGTGATCGCCCGTGCCGCTTTATCGCTGGCCGCAGGCGGACCCTGCATGACTTTCAGGTTTGACCCTTGAGAGCCCGGCAATTGCTTCATCAGCTCATCAAGCGAGAGGGCAGATAACATGTCCATGATTTAAGCCGCCATAGAGAGTGCGCCGCCATCGGTGGCAGCAGGGGGAATTTCAGGCGGCAAGGCTGCCTGTGGCGGCATGACTTGAGCGGCTTGAATTTGGGCAGCTTGGGCCTGCATTTTGGCGACATCTTCAGCGCTGCGCACCAAGTCAGATGGAACCCCCAGTTTATCAGCCAGCCAGATGTAAACCGCTTCGATTTCGGCCGCTAAATTCATGGCTTCAGGCCCGCCAAGGCTCAAAAGCATTTGCAGCCAATCAACCACGCGGCGCACGTCTTCAAGAATTTGACCGGCCGCCATCGGGCTAGTCGCATCGAGACGCACGAAAAGCCGATCGACAGTCAGAACTTCTGGCAACACACCCTTGGCAGCCAGAATATCCAGCACGCGAACCACAAGCGGCTCGACAATCTCCAAGGCCAAACGGCCATACGCGCCAAACAAATCCTCACCAAGCCGCTTCATTTTTTCAACGATTTCCGTTGCGGATTTCACCGCTCCGGCATCAGGGGGAAGCGCTTGATCAAACATCAAATCCCGTGAGGCTTCGCGCAAATCGGCTTGCACGAAACTGGAAAGGTCAAATTCGCCAGGCAAAGGCAGCTTGTCCAAGCTTTTACCCAATGGCCCACCATTGCGCGCCACAGCAATCGTGGATCCCGGAGCCAAGCGGCTCATATCAGGATTGAACGCCAGATCGCTTGTTCGTGTCCAAACCCCCACGAGAGCCATTGCAGCGGCACGCAAATGCAACTCCATCGACTTATTCAGCGTGGCGACTGTCGGCGCGGCCAAATGCCCAGGACCACGGCCATAAACTTCACCCGGCACCTTGAAGAAGCGCGGGGTGATGTAGGGGCAAGTCTCAAACTTTTCATCTGCAAACGCTTTGCTTTCATCTTCCGCAAAGCAATAATGCATCCAGACCTTGCCTTCACGGACAGTGGCCTGGGTGATTTTAATTAGGTCGCTGGATCCCGTGCGGATCGCATCCTTGATCCGCTTTTGCATTTTGGTTGAGAATTTGCCGTCAGGCCATGTGTCCATAAGGTCCATCGCCTCATAACGCTTGACCCAATAGACCCCCTTCACCTTTCCGTAGCCATCCTCTTCAATGGCGATCTCTGCCGCAGGCACAGCGATAAACTTTACCAGTTCATCATCATCACCTTCTAGGACCAGAAGCGTGCCCGTTCCGCCGACAAGGTCTAGGAACATTTCATGACAGGCGGTGTGAAACCCGCCCTTATTGAACACAGCAGCTACAACTTCCGTCGCGTCATTCAGCGCATCGGCCACTTGCTTGCGCTGGGCAGGGTCCTTGATTAGGGGTCCCGGCGTTAAGTTAAACCACCGCTGAAAAGGGGGCAGCAAATCCTTTTGCATGCGCCCGGCAAATCTAAAGGCGCTCTTGATGGCGGTGCCATCATAGGCACGCCTGCCGCGACGCGTACCCGCGACATCACTGCCCACAGGCTTGCGAAACGGCAAAATGTATTCGTAGATATCCTCAAGGCTTTGCTCGAACACAGCCTTGCCGGAAAATGCGCGACCCGCACGCGCCATGACGCGCTTTTCCAGACTGGCAGATTGCGCAGCATTTGGCGCTGGAGTTGAAAATTGTGGGGCGGCCATGGCTTAACCCCCCAATGTCGATGCAAGACCCTGCTCGCCAGATCCCACAAACGCCAAGGCCTTCAAACGGCCAGATCGCCGCCCGCGCAACCGGGATTGCTCAGCTTCTGAAGCGGATAGATTAGCCCGGTTTGTATCGGCTTGGGTCCGCAATTGCTCAGTCTTAAGTGCCGCTGCCTGCAACGCCGTTGCTTGCTTGTCTTCCTTGGACTT